CATACTCTTCGAGTTCATGTAACTCATCGAGTGTATGTCTTCTCATTGGTTCAGAAGTGTTTGGGTCGGCAAGGATATCCTTGTCTTTTTGAATGTGTTCTTCGATAGATTTCATATGTTTAATTGAATTCTACAATTGTATTTATTCATTATAACTTATTTTAGTTCACCATGCTACCACTATGTGGTTTTCCTTTTCTACCAACAGAGTCTCTTATCAATAAAAGTTTAGTAACTCCTTTACCTGCTCTGATGGCATGTTTACAAGTCGCTATTAAATACTTTCCACTCACAAATTTATCAGTTGATCCTCCACCAGTATCAGGAACATCAATAAAAACACAATCACCTGCATGTAAAGAAAAATTAGGAGCGATATCAATCTTCACAGCACCAAGCATCATTTGATTATATCTTCTTGCAGCTTGATTGAGAATTGCTTCAACTTCAAATGTTTCTTCTTCATGTTTTTTAACTTGTTCCCTTGGATCTTTACCAGTCGGTAGTGTCCCTACATCTTTTAAAACATAAGTTGTTCTTGTTGATCTAGCATTAAACTTTTCATTTAATATCGGTAAATTTTTTCCAGCATGAGTTGTTCCATCATCTGCCTCTGATGCATCTTGCTCAATAATTTTATATTCGCAATTGAATGGATTAAAGGCAATTAATTTTGTACTAAATGTTCCCATCCTATATTTTTGATTTGCTATCATTCTATTATCTAACTCCATTCTTACGATAACACCATCATATTGATCTGTGTTTTCTAAGACATCAGGTGTATTAGAAAAAATGTAAGAACTAACGTGCTCCTGTGCAAAGAGTGAATCAATTGATTTAAAATGAAATCCCTCTGATGTTTCATAGAACATGAATCCTGCTGAATCACCCTTCTTAGCATCACTTGATGGGATAGACTTTTTTGCCAACCAATTTATAACGTAAAGTGGTTTTCTAACGTTTCCTATAAAATTATAATTATTACTCGTGTCATCGATATACAAATCTTTTTCAGTTTTTAAATTTTCTATAAGAATATCTTCAATGTGTAGTGAAACTTTTCCATCATATCTTTTCACAACAGCTGCTTGTCTTTCTTCGTTACGAATGTACTCCTCTGATGTTAAAGTTAATCCAATTTGTTCTTGTTGTGTATCTTTTCTTATCGGTGTCACTTTATTTACATTTAACTTCACATCAATTATATTATCGGACGGGTCTGCAATGACTAAATTAAAATCTTCAGTACCAACTAAAGGAAGACCCTCCATTAACGTTGATCCATTTGTTGTTCCTGCGACGTTAGCGACAATAAAATTAACTTGAACTGTATCATTAAATAAACTTTCTTCATATTCACATTGAATACATTTTCTTAAATCAACTTCACTATCAAGTGAATTGGATGATACTATTGCTTTTTTTACTTGGCAGTTTTCAAACTTTATCTTGTTTAACGACATCATCCCCTCCTATACAATGTAGAAAAAGTATTTGATTTTTGATTTTTCTCACCATCAATAATAATTGTTTGACTTTGTTGATCTGAGGTTTGAGTTACAGGGATTGGTATCGGTATCATCGTTTCACGTCCACCTTGATTTTTTTCATAATATGCGTAATCTCTTAATGCTAAATCTAAATCGGTGGGAATAGATTTTCTTTTTAATTTAATGTAATCACCGGGTTTAGTAGGATCAAGATCTGGATCTATTCCACTATTCTTTTTACTTTTTGATCTTTTAGCCATAATTGAAGTGCCATCAACACCAACTAAACCACCGAGATCAAACGCTTTAAACATTCTTTTTCCACCCTCCTTTGCTATCTTTCGAGGTTGTCTTACAGGGATTCCACGGTTTGCACCTTCTCCTATTGGTCTAGCACCGGGTAGTCCAAGTAAATCATAAAATAAACCACCAAGAAAATCACCACTAATACCACCAATTATCGATAGAAGTGGAGTTAATATAATTCCAGTTCCACCAGTAGCGACTGTTATAACACCGGCGAGCATGGCACCTAAAAGTCCACCAAGAACTCCACCAATAGCCATGAAAGCTGCGCGACCTACTGGTTCTTTAAATACAACAATATCTAAAATCAACATCAAGAGATCACCAATTCCAAAAGGGAGTCTACCAAGAGTTTTATTAAGAAGTCCTCTTGTCCCTCTAACAAGAGGTATACCACCAACAGCTTCAAGCATTCCTTTAAAAGTTTTTTGTTTACCAATAAAGTTTTCAAGAATTTTTTTAGAGGCAGCTACCTCACCGGGTCTCGCTTCAATAATTGGTGAAATGGCTTTTCTTGCAGTTTTTCTTGCTAATGATTTTGTTCCCAAAAATTTATCTAAGATGTTTGTCATCTCAGCCTGCTGTCTCACATTTCCTAATTTTATTTTATCAAGATCAATCTTTTTTACTCTTCCCTTTCTACCTCTTAATATTCTTTCATCGAGAGAATCTGCAGATATTTTTCCATCAGTAAAATCTCTTAAATTTTTAAAGTCTGCATCACTAATTCTTGTTGGTTCATCATCAAGAAAACGAAATAAATTTAACTGTTCTGCCTGTGCTTTATTAAATCTTTTTAATATTTCCCTTGATTTTTTTAGTTCACCCGGTTTACGAGATCCATATTTAAATAAATCACCCTCTTTATCAATTATTTGACCACCAGTTTGAGTTCTAGTTCCTCTTCTAAAGTCTGAGATGTCATCAATAAAATCTTCACCTGCTTTTGTTTTAACCCTTTCAAGTGAACCATACTCTTTTGATACCCTTTTTCCTTCCCTAATGACATCATCGGCTCCAAATCTATTAAGTTGTCTACCTCTCGCTTTCCTTGCAGCTTCTTCTTTTACAAGGGCATCCTTAGTTTGTCTACTATCAAGTAAGTTAGTTCTTGTTCCAAAATCAAAAAACTCTCTCGCCACAGATGCTGTCGCGTATGCTACGAGAGCAGCTGCTAAGTAGTTTAAATTGAATCTAAAATCTTTAAATCCTTTTTGAATTTTTTCCTTGTCAAAATCATTTTTAGATTTAAATAACTCAACAAATATCTTTCCACCTGCAATTACTGAGAAAAATTTTAAAGTAGAAGATATTATTCTTACAAAGGGTTTGACTATTTTAGTAATGGTGGTCGCTAATTTTATTAACTGTGGAAGAAATCTGAGTATCAATCCACCTAACAAACTCATTAAACCATTAAAAATAGCACCTATGAATCCACCAAAACCTTTTCTTTTTTTTGTTTCTGGTTGATCAATTTCATATTGCTTCGGACTTTCATCAGTTTCCATTTCGTTCTCTTTTTTCTTTCTTCTATCTCTCTCTTCCTGTTGTTTTAATATCCCAGATCTTACTTTTGATAGAACAAGTCTTTCCTTTAATATATCATCTATTTTTTTTGAATCACGACGAATCACAACAATATTTGCAACCACCTTTGATGATATTGGTGATCTTCTAGTTGAATCTCTTGAAAGTAATTTTGAAGAGTTAATCATAGTTCAAATCCAAGTGTTGATATTTTTTCAAGATTCACTTCATTAAAACCAACATCAAGTAATTCGTTCCTTTGAGTTTCATGTTTATTTGGATTTTGGATTTTGTCAACAATTTCACTAAAATTAAGAGCAGAAGAAGTATTTGTTTGGTTTTCAACTGGTGGTAATAAGTTAGGAACTGCATTCATATTTCCAGTTAATGTTCCATCTGCAAGTGGTTTAGGAAAAGCGAGATCCAATAATACATCAAGAATGGGTATTTTTTTAGCAAACCCTTTCAATCCACCACCAAATAAAGTTCTTAAAGGTCTTTCAACACTCTGTCTGAATAGTGGAGTTGGGCCAGTTTTCATCATTTCTGGCGTAAATGCCTTTAAAGGTCTCAAACTTTTGATGCTCTTTGATCCCTCTTTGAAAGCTTTATTACTTCTAGTTACTTGACTAAAATCATCTTTAATAAGGTCAAGCATTTTTGCCTTATTTTCATTTGGAAATCTAACATTACGTCCCGTGTTATATACATCTTTAAGACTTTTGAAACTATCATTTATAAGTTTGAAATTATTGACACCAAATTTTTGAACAACGTCTTTCTTTATGACAAACTCACCGGGAGTGAGTAACGCTGGTACAGTATCTTCATTACCAGTTCCGGGAACGATTCCACCCTCATTAAATCTTCTGCCAAATAATTTTAGTAATGATTTAAATCTATTTTTAAAAGTTCCACCCTGTATAATATTTGTCCCTTTCTCAGTGGATCTTGTTATAGCAGGAACACCTACTCCAACTTTTCTTTTTATTGGATCTAAAAATTTTGTAATTCCTAATTTTCTACTCGCTAATCCTGTTAAAGATCCAGTTATCCTTCCAGATTTCCCTGCTGCCAATCCGAATAAAGTGCTTGCAATACCAAAAACAATTTTACCAATTGATGTAAATGATAATAATAATCCACCTAATCCAATGCCAGCTATCGCTATACCACCAACAATAAAAGGAAAGAATGTTTCAATAAAAGATCCTAACGCCTTTACTATTCCTGCATTTTTCGGATCTTTGAAAAAATTTAAAAAATTTATTAATAATCTTCCAACACCAAGTGATACAAAAAAACCAAGTATTCTTAAAAATATATTACGAACAGGTTTTATGACTTTATCAACTCCAGTTCTTACAATATTCATTCCAACTTTATCAAACTCTAAAGTTTTCTCTCTCTTTCTTCTTTTTTGATTTTGCTCTCTCCTTTGCATATCAAGAAATTTTTCATACTCAAACTTCTCTTGAGCCTGTAAAGTTTCTAATATCGATGACATCGTTTCTTTGATGTCCATAATTTCTTTTTCGACACCTCTGACAGATCCACCTGATAAAGATGTCAACATCGATCCTGTTGATACTCTTCTTGCTTGAATAATATTTTTTAATATTGTTATCTTTCTTGAGTTTATCGCAACTTGTCTTGCTAAACCATCATTTCCTAAAAATTTTGCTGGAGAAACTTTTCTCGTTGTCTCTCTAGGAGTGCCACCGAGTCTTGACATATTGTTGAGAAAATTCTCAAATGCTGGATTCATCTCATCCATTTGCGTTTCTTTGTTGCTCCTTTAGTCTTTCCTCTTCAAGGTGGGCCTGCAGTAATCCAACATAGATATCTCGTTCCCAAGGCATCATGTTTTCAATCTCAGTCAAACTATATTTATGGTACTGCATCATGGCAAAGTTTAATCTGAAGTAGTTCTCCAGATTCATATGAGCCATGGCTAACCGAAAAAAGATGCTAAGCCCTCAAGTACAACATCACTCTCCACTTTTGTTTTAGGGTTAAAGACTTTTACTGTGTGAGTTAACTTTGGCATTGTCTCAAAAAAACTTTCAATTTCTTTAAACTGATTTGAATTCATCGAGTCTAAAAAATCATTAATTTCTTTTTTTGAACAATCCGCTGCGACCCATACCTCATCTTCATTAAAAATTTTGTTAATACAAGATCCAATCAAATCAAATGATTGTTCCATTGCATTTGTGCCAACTTCGTTTGGGTCAAAATTGTTTTTAATAAATTCATTTAAGGATGGGTATTTGAGTTCCATCATTAAATTATTATCAAGTTTAATTTTGTTTGTATGTCCATCAGGTTTCTTAACGTTTATATCATCTAAATTGATACTCACAGACACCTCAGTTTCATTATCATCCGGACAAATAAGATTTACGTCAATATCCTCTCCAACAGATTTACCTCGAATATTTAAAAACAAATATTCAATATCAAATGTCGGAAGTGTTTCAACCTTTACACCTTTTGTTAATATACATGCACGAATCACAGCCTTGATAGCATTTGTGATTTGTTTTGTATCTTCACTTTCAAGTGCGATAACAAGAAGTTTCTCTTCCTTTACAAGGAATGGTCTATATGATATTGTTTTTCCTGTTGAGGGTAATTCAAGTTCATACGTTGGGGTTGCAATTTTTGGTAATGGCATAATGTTATACTTCAGTAAGTTTATTTATAGGGGTTATTTAACGTGTACCAGATCTTCTTTCTCCTAATCTAGAATCAATCCTTACAAAATTATCTGTACGAGATCCGAAACCAAACGCTGGATTTGATGGAACTTCTAAACCATTATTAAATTCTGGCCCTTGTCTTCCACCCCTTGATCCTAAAGCATTTAAGAATCTAGGAATTACTCCTCTTGGTCTATCCTCAATAAAGTATCTTGAATATGCCATACGAGCTGTGCATTTAAGTAATTGTGATTGATCATATGATACTGGCATTGAATTTATCGCTAGAGGAAAACAATTAACAAATTTATATGTAAGTATCTTTGTTTGTCTTCTTGAGTCAAGATTTTTTTCAAACTTTGTTATTTCTAAATTACCACGATATTGTCTTGGGAACTTTACACGATAGTGAAAGTCCTCATTTTTTACTCTGTTATATCCTGCTGATGTCATGCCCGAAATGTAATTCATCCATGCTTCAAAAAATCTTATAGGTAAGTATTGATCTGCATCACAATAAAAAGTTAAATCAATACTATCATCGTAGTTCCTACGATACACATGTCTTTCCCTTATTCCGGGTATATTATTATTCAATTCTGAAGTAGCAAACGCTGATCCGGGTAAAGATGCATCTGAACATAATATATTTAATCTTCCTTGATCTAAATTTAATCCTAACTCTTGTCGATACTGATTGAAGCCCCCCTCTAGGAAAGAGACACTCACTTGAAAGTGCGAAGTCGTCGCTGGATTAAGGAGTTGAGCCTTAACCATCGATATCGATTTTCGCTGTGGTGGGATGATAGCCATATATAAATATAGATTGACCTTGTATATTATGTAGGCAAGTTATGGGCGAGAGTATCAAAAGCAAATATACTCCTGTGTACCCACACAAGTATAAAGGTAACTCGAAGATGATTATATGTCGTAGTAGTTGGGAAAGAAAGTTTTGTCAGTGGTGTGATATGAATAATAGTATTGTATCATGGGCATCAGAAGAGTTTAGCATACCTTATGTTTCTCCAAAAGATAATCGTCTTCACAAATATTACCCAGACTATTTAATAAAAGTGAAAGAAAAAAATGATATGATAAAAACTTATGTAGTTGAGGTTAAACCACATAAGCAAACAATGCCTCCTAAACCAAGGAGTCGAAAAACTAAATCATACATAACAGAGTGTGTTACCTATGCAGTCAATCAGGCAAAGTGGAAAGCTGCAAAAGAATTTTGTGAAGATCATCGTATTGAATTTAAAGTTGTCACAGAGAAAGAACTTGGAATCCGATGAGTAGACTCGAAGGTAATGACATAAACAATCCAACAAATGATCAGGAGGATATGATGCTAGAAATCATGTCACTTTTAAATGATACTGTAACACCAGTTCCTGATGTTGGAAACTTTTATACCTTTGTATATAATCCAAAAACTCCAAACATCACATATGACCAACATCCACTCATAGCATGCACTGATATTTTTGGTTGGGGTTTCCGTGGGTTAAATTTTCACTGGCAAAAGTATCGTAACTACACATGGAATGAACTCGCGGGGCAGTTATACGTTGTGCAACCAGATGAACTTGACGATCTTCTTGCTATTCCATATGCTAAATTCCGTCTAAATAACTAAAAAGGTCGATAATGACGATAACAAATCAAACAAATCCAGTAGGATCAGAATATACAAGTAAAAAAAATGGGATAAATGTGCCAAAGGAACTCATTTCTGGGCCTGGTAGAACTCAAGCGACTAAAATATTTACTGCGGTAAGAATAACAAAAACAAAAAACGTTCCACCAGAATACACAAAAGAAGTCATTCAATATCCAGATGCTAAAAGTAGTAGTTTCACCGTGATAGCAAAAGAAAAAAAAGAAAAAGGAAAGCCTACAGGTGAGTTTGAATTTAATTTAGGAGTTGATTACAAAGGGACTGATAAAGAAGAGTTTAAAAGATTAGTAAATAAACAAATTAAAAATCAAACAAAGGATGCAGAGGGACAATTAAAAAATAAGATAAATCCAGATAAGACTGCTATTAATGGTAACAAAGCGACTACAGATAGTGAGGGAGACTCAACTAATTCAACCAAAACAAAAAAAGATCCACGAGGTGGTATTGGAAGAAAAAATTATGGTGTTATGATTTATCCATCTTTCATTGAGAAGAGTTCACAAGATAAATTAAAGATAACAATTTTAGAATTTTCAAGTAGGTTTAAAGGTGGAAAGCTAAACGCTCCAACTAAAAAAACAGCGAATGTAAAAACCATTCCCAAATATGAACAAAACAGAAGAAATAATAGACCTTTTCCAAAAAGTAGATATTCAAGCGGTGTCGCTGGTCTAAAGAAAAATAAATCAGGATCTATTAAAAAAGAAAACGGTTCATTAAGTCTTGATAATAGTAAAAGAATTGAGGCAAGCAAAAGAACTTTAGGTCACATCACTCTGCCTATACCAAATGGTGTTACAGATCAAAACAGAGTTACTTATACAGATGGAAGATTAAATCCATTTCAAGCTGGTGCAGCAGAGGTTGCACTTAAAACTTTACTAAAAGGTTTTGGAGAGGGTGGAAAAGCAGGAGCTGACTTTATAACAAAAGCGATTACAAATAAAGATTTAGGAACTGCTCTTGCATCTATCATAACATCTTCAGCGTTAGGTATCGACAATAATGAATTGCTCGCAAGAACTGAGGGTAATATTTTCAATAACAATCTTGAATTATTATTCAAAGGGCCAACTCTTCGCCCTTTTAACTTTCAATATAAGTTAAGTCCAAGAGATCAAAGAGAAGCAAGACAAGTGCAAAAAATTATAAGAGCATTTAAACAATCAAGTGCTGTGCAAAGAACGAATGGTGGAATGTTTCTCGCATCACCAAACACGTTTAAACTTGAATTTATCAACGGTAGAACAAGTAAAGTTCACGAATTTCTACCAAAAATTAAAGAGTGTGCTCTTTTATCAGTTGGTGTTGATTACATGCCTGAGAATAGTTACATGACTTATGAAGATACATCAATGGTTGCTTATTCACTTACTCTTGCATTTCAAGAATTACTTCCAATATTCAACGATGATTATGAAGCAAATGATACTGAACAAACTGGAACAATACCAGTAGCAGTAAATAATGATAGTAGAACCACAGGAGACAATATAGGTTTCTAAAATGTCAAATCCTTATTTCCGTAACTTACCAGAATTTGAATACGTCAATCGCACGAAAGAGGGACGTAGTGAAGGCGATTACTCAATTGTAAAAAACTTTTTTAAAAAGGGAAAATTAAGAGAAGATATTTTTCAAGATTTAACATTTTTTACAAAATATATTGTGCAAGGTGATGATCGTCCAGATAATGTTGCTGATAAAGTTTACAATGATTCTACTTTAGATTGGGTTATATTGATGTCAAATAATATTGTAAGTGTTCAAAGTGAATGGCCATTATCACAAGCAGATTTTAACACGTACATTACTGAGAAATATGATAGTGAAGAAATATTATACTCAGGAATTCATCACTACGAATCAAGAGAAGTAAAAACAACTGACAACTCTATTATAATACCAGCTGGTGAAAGAGTAGGTGTCGGTCAAAGTGTATCATATTATGATAATGCTTTAGGTCAACATGTAAGAGCGACAGATGTTGCTATACCCATTACAAATTAT